TAAACTATAAGTTTATTTTTTAAATTTAAAAAACGATTCAGAAATGAATCGTTTTTTATTTATATACGAAAAAATTAAAAATAGAATAAATATATTTGTATCCTGTTATGACCCATTTGGGTAATCATAATATTTTTAACGTTGAAAAAGCCGGAAACGGGAACTTTAGAGACTTAATGGAGATAAAAAAACAAATTATATCCCGCACGGATTTCAGTGCAATTACATCTTTAAAAAAATCTTGACCACGGATTTCAGTGGTAAAAAAAACAAAACAATAAAATATTATGTCGTTAACCGTCAATCAATTCTATCCAATTCAATACCAAACAGGTGTTGATCTTGCTCTTCAACAGCTCGATTCCCGTCTTCAAAATGCAGTTTCTCGTGCCGACTTTATCGGTAAGAAAAAGGCATTTAACCTCATGAATAGCCGCGCTGCTACTCTTATCTCCTCACGTAAAGGTGTTACTCCAGACAATGATACATCTATGGACAAGTACTGGATTACTCAAAACCCATATGAAATTACTGAAACATTTGACGAAAACGATGAATTCTTCCTTTCTCAAATCTCTCTTCCAACTTCTGAAGTTGTATTGAACTTTGCTTCAAGCTTTAATCGTACAATGGACTCTACTGTAATCGGTGCTCTCTCTGGTACTCGTTATATTGGTGAAGATGGTACAACTGCTGACGTTCTTCCAAGTGGTCAAAAAATCGCAATCAACTATGTTGAAAGTGGTTCTACTGTAAACAGTGGTCTTACAATTGGTAAACTTCGTCAAGCTTCTTATGTTCTTGATAACTCAAATGTTCCTATGGACGAGCGTTATATCGTGATTGGCCCTGCTCAAAAACGTGACTTGCTTCGTGCTGGTGAAGTTGGTGATGCAGATTACAACACTGTTCGTGCTCTTGTAAATGCTGAAATTGATACCTTCATGGGCTTCAAGTTCGTTCACACTACTCTTATTCCTGCTGGTGTTGGTACACAACCTGTGTATGCATTCCACAAATCAGGTGTTAAACTCTCTGTTGGTAAGCGTGCTTCCTACATGGATATTCGCCCTGATCTTCGTCACTCTCTCACAGTGCGTTCAGTAATGGACATTGGTGCTGTAAGAACAGAAAACGAAAAAGTGGTAGAAATCGCTTGCGCTATCTAATCTGATTCTGATCAAAATCCCTTCTAGAGAAATCTGGAAGGGATTTTTTTCTAAAAAATACTAAATACTTTTATGGCAACACAAAATTATACCGTAAACATTACATTTGGAAACACTGAACCTGAAAGTGGAAATTATTCATCAATTTATTCTGGTTCTTTTTCAGGAGAATTTGACAGCACAACTGGTTTTCAAAGTGGAAGCGCAATCAATATGATTAAACGTTTTGCAGAATATACCAGTCTTTCAGCTAATACTGCTGGAGCAAGCATTTCTGCTGCCCTTAATGGTCTTGATGGCCTTGGCGTTCCAACTGATTTTTAATTATTAAATAAAATCTTAAAAAGACTCACTAGAAATGGTGAGTCTTTTTTTATTGATTAATTTTATAAATACATAAGTATCTTTATGACAAAAACGCAGATAGCAAATTTAGCAATAAGCCATATAGGAGGACGATTACTCACAGACGTTGATTCAGACTCTACTCAAGAAGCAATTATTATCAGAGCATGGTTTGAAGCAGCACGCGATGAATTTCTTCGTTCATATCCATGGAATTTTTCAACAAGACGTAGCAGACTTACAACAACTTCTAATTCTGTTTCAGGTGTAACAGATGTTGGCGGATTATTTAATATTCAAACAACAGCAATTCATTCACTTTCAACAAATGATCGTGTTTCAGTAGAAAATGCAAATGGAAACACTTCAATTAATGGCAAATGGTATATTACTGTAAGTGATAATCGCAATTTCCAATTACAAGATTCATCATATAGCATTGGCTATTCTGGTGGAGCAAGTTGGACACAAGCACCAACAAGTGAATTTGATTATATGTATAGTGTTCCATCTGATTTTGAAAGAATAATTTATGTAGAACATGTAGAAGAACCATTTGTATTAGAAAGAGGAAAAATCTTATGTAATGTAGATAAACCTACTATAAAATATGTAGCAAGTAATTCAGATTATAGTTCTTGGCCACAAGATGCAATTAATGCACTCTCTTATCTTTTAGGTTCTTATATTGCTCAAAGTATTAATGGACCTGCTGGAGACAATCTTAAATTAAGAGATGTTTATGAAAAGATTGCATTACCACAAGCTAAATTCCGTGACGCAAAAGAAATGCGTGAGAAAGTAATTGATCGTGACCAATACAGCGAAGTAGTTCAAAGTAGAACTGTTAACTGGACTATCCTCTAATATATAATTTTATGCCAGATTTACACACTTTTGTTAATCAAATGAATGGTGGAGAAATGTCTCCACAAATGGATGGGCGTGTTGATATTGAAAAGTATCAAACAGGTGCGCGTGTTCTTGAAAACTTTATTGTTCGTCCTTATGGAGGAATTTATAAAAGACCAGGAACAGATTTTATATCCAATACATATCAATATCGTTATGGTCGTTTATTACCATTTGAATCTCCTGAAGGTTCATATCAATTAGAATTTACTGTTAGTGAAGATAATTTTAGTGGAAATGGTAATCTTAGAATTTGGGATACTTATAATATTGATTATGGAAGTATTGATGATGATTATGTAACTGTTGTAAAATATAATCTTACTACAGATGTTACTCATCCTACAAACACAGTAGATGATTATTATAGTACATGGGCATCATATGATTATACAACAGGAACTTCTCTTACTGCTGGTTGGACTTCTGGAGTTAATTTTACAAGTGGTCAAGGTATTTTCTTTAATGATAATCTTTTTATTGCAACAGCAAATCATACATCAGAATTATCAACTGCACCAGCAAGTGGAAGTAATTGGAGTGATTATTGGATTGAATTTACATATGATGTGGGAAATGTTGTTTATTGGATTGATGATACTGGATATTATAAAGGTTATAAAGCACTTGAAGCTACATCACAATTTTTATCATCAGAAGCACTTATGATAGCAAACTCTGGAATTTGGGAAAATCTTCCAAGCTTTCCAGATGTTAATTTTAATACTCCTTATAAAACTACAGATGATTTAAGTAAAATTCAAATTTGTGCTATAAATGATGTTGTATTTGTTGCACATCCTGACTATCCACCTAAAAAATTAACAAAATTAACAAACACTAAATGGACTTTTGAAGATGTTGAATGGGATTTTGCACCAACACTTGATGTAAATGACACTACAAATATTTTACAATTACAATTTGATGAACCATATTGGGCGGATAATACTTCTTATTTTATTGGAAATCGTGTTACAGTTTTAGATTCTTTATCTAATACATTCATTTATACATGTAATACTGCTCATGTTTCTAATTCTGCTAGTAATAATACTGGAATACCCGGAAGAGCAACTAATTGGAAAGATTATTGGAATTATGGTACATCAAAATCAAAATATAGATTATGGGCAAAATCAATTAATTATAAAGTTGGTCAAGAAGTAGTATACAAAAATGTATTATATACTTGCATTAAAGATCATTTATCATTTTTAACTATATCAGATAATGGAATTGATCTTGGAGGTGATAATGAACCTACTACAGGTAAAAAATGGACAACTTATTGGAAAAATGTAAAATCATTAACTAATATTAGAAATGTAAAAACTATATTAAATTCAAGTGAAGATTTTTTTACATCTTCTTCTGTAGGTGAAACATTTCAATTAAATATCACTCCTGAAAAATATTATTTAAAAGTTCCTTTAAATGGAGATGCTAATACTGAATTAAACTTATCTGAATCAGATTATCTTTTTATTCAAGGTTCATATCTTGTTCTTTCAAATTGGAATGTTAGAGAAGCACCAAAAGGAATATATGTTCTTGAAGAAAGTTTAGATAAACAAACATGGACTGTTGCTCAACAATGGTTAATTGATTCTGTATCAGATTCTAATATAAATTATACAGGAGAAGCACCAAGCACAGGTGCATGGTATAGATTTACTGGAACACGTTCTTCTGCTAGTACTGGCGTTGTTAGATTAACATTAGAACCTCTTGATTTTACATTAAAATTACCTTTTAAAGTAACATCTGTAGTAAATTCAAAAACCGCAAAAGGAGTATTAAAACTTTTTAATGATCAAATGCTTCCTGCTGCAATAATTGGAAAAGAAACTGCTTCTTATAATAGAGCAGCATTTTCTGAAAGAACTGGTTATCCATCTTCTGTAGCATTCCATGAAAATCGTTTATGGTGGGGTGGTGTAGAAACACAACCCGGACGTATTTGGGCTTCTCAAAAAGATGATTATTATATCTATTTGATTGGAACAAAAGCAACTGATGCACTTGATATTACTCTTCAAAGTACAACTACTAGTCGTATTCTTTGGCTTAAATCTTATAATAAATCTCTTGTAGTAGCCACAGCAATAGAAATATTTACAGTTGATGCTGGTGAAAGTGATGCTCAAATCTCTTCAACTAATATTCGTGCAAGAGCGCGTGCATCAATTGGTTCAGCTAGTATTCCCGGAGTTGTAACAGCAGATTCTTTACTTTATTTCCAAAATGGTAAACGTAAACTTCGTGAATTATCATATAATTTCTCACGCGATGCATGGGATACTCCTGATATGACAATTTACGCAGAACATATAGGTCAAGACAGTTTTGTTCAAGCATCTTATATGAATTCTCCTGAACCTGTTTTATGGTGTATTAGTCAAAATGGTGCTCTTATGGGTTTCTCTTATGATCGTTCTCAAAATATTATTGCATGGCATCGTCATATTACTGGTGATCGTAATTCATTTTATGGTGTTTCTGGTGCAGATCCTTATGCTGCTGGTCGTTTTAGATCTGTTTCAGTTGTAAATGGAGATTTTGATAGAGCAGATGAAGTTTGGTTTATAGTTTATCGTAGCGGTGGTTATTGTATTGAACGATTTAATCCAGGAATGCTTAATTTCATTTATGGTGATTCTGGAACTACATATGCATTTAATGCTGATGATTTTTGGAGATTTTCTGATTGTGGATTAAAAATGAACTATCGTGATATTTCATTAGAAAATCCAACTAGAACATATTATTATAAACCTTCTGGTGTTACTTCTATAAGCACAAATTACAGAGATATTCCTGCTAGTGGTCGTAAAGTTTATAATTTTACAACTTCATTATCATCAGGAAATGTTAATACAGGAATTGCACAATTAAGTTCTGCTTATGGTCTTGTTTTTAATGGAACTATACCTGAATATATTACATACAATTCAAACACTTTTACTAGTTTAGTTCCAACATTAGGAATTCCAATCTTTGCTGTTTATGTTCCTAATCGTTTTGAAGTTCAATTACAAAACGGAACTTCTCAAGGTCGTAAAATTAGTATTAATCGTATGATGTTTCGTAACTGGAAAAGCGATGGTGGTAAATTTAATGTTTATAATGCATTCCAAACATCTTTAATGGATGGTGTAACCGCATTAGAAATGAAACCATCTCCAAACGATTCTTATACAAATATTAATTATAGCAATTATAATTTTAATGTTCAAACAAGTCGTCAAAATACTCCTGAATATCTTTACAGTGGTCAAACAGATGATCAAGTTATAAACATGAGTTGGAGTGAAAATCCATTAATTGCAATTGTTCATGAAGATCAAACACCGTTTAATTTACTAGGTATTGTTTATAAATATCAAGTACAAGGCAACTAAGTATATTTATGATTAAAATTCGTAAATTTGATATAGAAAAAGATTATGATTCTGTAAATGAGTGGTGTTTAAGTCGCAAAGAAAAGCACTTAAACACCGCTTTAATTCCTCCAACAACTTATATTGCATCAGAAAATGACGAAGACATTCTTTTTATATGTGTTTATTTTATTCTTGATGTTCCAATTATAATGTTAGATAATTTTATTACAAATCCAAACGGAAATTATTGGAAAATGAAAAGATGTTGGAAAATAATGTTTGATTTTATTAAGAATCTTATAACAAACGTAGAAAAATTGTCTCAAAGAAAATACAGTGTTATACAATGCACTGCTGATTCTCGTCTTGTTAAGATGTTAAATAAAACAGATAAATCTTGGATTATTTTAAATGGAACACTTTCACCATGTTTATATAATCTATAAAAACGATAAATACATTTATGAATATTAATTTCAAAAAGGAGGTTTTTAAAATATGCCAGATTGGGTAATTTATGCTGCTATAGCTGCAAGCGTTGTTTCATCTGCTGCTCAAGGTGTTGTAAGTTATCAACAAGCTGGTGAGCAAGCAAAACAAAGCGAATATAATGCAGAAGCAGAAGCAGAAGCATTGAGTATAGAAGCTAATCGTCAGCAAATGGAATTTGAAGAGAATCGTCGTCGTACAGCATTCTCTCAACGTCGTGCTCGTTCTGAACAACTTTCTGAAATAGCTGGTAGTGGAATTTTAACTGGAACTGGAACTGCTCTTGCATTAGAAGCAGATACATGGAATCAACAACAACGTGAATTATCTGATCAAAATTATATGAATCAACTTTCACAGCGTCAATTAAATTATCAAGCGGGAACTGCTCTTGCACTTGGTAAACAACAAGCATCTCAATATCGTGGTCAACGTGCTGGTATAATTCTTGGAACTGCTGGAAATATTGCTGGTAGTGTTGCAAGTATTGGTAAACTTAATGGAGGTGGTGCAAAACCATCAGAATTAGGAAGCACTTCTATGAAAGGTGGAACGCCTGTAAGTGCTAGACCATCAGGACTATAAATATAAACATAAACTAAAATGGCAACAATTTCATTATACAACAGACCAGAACTTTTACGCAGCGGTAATCAAACATTGCGTCCTGCACAATTTCAATTAGCAGATAGCGGATTAGCAAGTGGCTTAGGTCAAATTGCTAAAATTTCTGCTAATATTGCTTCTGATTTAAATCAAAAAGCACAAAAAGCAGAAGATTCAACAACATTAATAAATCTTGATCGCGATTTAATGGAAACTAATTTAGGTTTGAGTAAATGGCAAATGGAAAATTCCAATAACGGTCAAATCATGAAAGATGGCACAAGTTTATGGGAAACTAAAACTCGCGAAACTTACGACAATCTTATGAATCGTTATAGTGGTGTTAATATGACTCCTGAAACACGTCAACGTGTTAATACAATTATTAATCATCATGCTACAAATGCAATTACATCTTCATGGTCTGGTGGTATTAAACAAATTGGTAATAACTTTGATACAGATTTTAGCACATCATTAAATGATGTAGAAAAAACTGGTGATGGAACTATTCTTCGTCAAAGTGTTTTAACTGCAAGAGAAGGTAATGTATTAAATGATGCACAAGCAAATGCACGCGAAGCAGCTATTTCTAGTGCTGAAAATCGTTTTAAATTAAATTCTATTAATACTCAAGCAAAAACATTAGTTGAAACTGCTGCATTTGATCCAAATAATTATGACAAAGCAAAAGATTTATATAAAACTGCTTTTGAATCTAATTTAATCACAGAAGATGAATATAAATCTCAAGTTTCTAATATTGATTATAAATTTCAATACAATGATAAGCTTAATCAATTTAATGTTGATTTAGACAGAGATCCTGTTAGTGTTAATAATAAATTAACTAAACCATTAAAAGCTGGTGAAACTGCAATATTAACTATTCCTGTAGATAAAGTTCCAGAACCATTAAAACCACATATTTCATCATTTGAAAAGTATGGTAAACAATATGGTGTTGATCCTAATCTTTTATTATCAATTAGTCTTTTTGAAACAGGAAATGGAACTTCTAGTGCATTTCGTAATAAAAATAATGCAATGGGAATTAGTGATAGTAGTGGACCAACAGTTCAATCTTCTGTAGAAGCAAGTGTTGAAAAAATGGCACGTCTAATTGGTCAAAGTCCAACATATAAAAATGCTAAAACTATTGAAGATTTAGCAAACATTTATTCACCTCCTGGTGCAAGTAATGATCCTAATCAAACTAATAGTCAATGGCCATCTTCTGTTCGTGCAAAATATAAACAAATTACAGGAGTAGAATTACCAAAAGAATATAATTTTCGTTCTTCATCTGTTGGTGAATACTCATGGATGAGTCCTGTTGATTATGAAAAAGCAAAAATTGCTTCATCTACTGCTGTTACTAAAAAAGCATCTGATTCATTTAATACTCTTAAAAACTCAATTGATTTAAATCAGGTTCTTCCTGATGCATTTGCAGTTGGAACAAACGCTGTTCCTCTTTCAAAAGCATTAGAAAATCCAAATTATAGCGCATTAAATCTTTCTGATAATGAAGATATTAAATTAATGAAAAAAGCTCTTATTGCTTATGGTGATAATAAAGCTGGTAAAATGATGACAAACGATTCTATGCTTTATGAAGATATGATTGGTCGTATTTCTTCTTATGATCCAAGCAAAGATCCTTCTGGTTCACGTTATGCTGCATTAGGAACAATGATTTCATCTGGATTTACAGATTCATATTCTACAGAATTAAAAAGTCGTCTTGATAAACAAAAAGAAACAGGAATTGATTATCAATTTAATAAAGTTGGTTCAGATGCAATTAATTCATTAAACAAACGTGCATTTGAAGAACAAGTATTTGGTGAATTTCGTAAAATAAATCTTGTAGAAGTTCAAGACGAAGATCGTAAAATTTATCCAGAAGATATTAAAGCAAATACTCTTTTTATGCTTCCTGATCCTAATAATCCGAGTCAAACAGTTCGTCGTGTTCCAACACAAGCTGATATTGTTGCAGGTGTAAGAACAGGAACAAAACGTTTTGTAATTCCTGTAAAATCTAATTCTGTATCATTTTTAAAATATACAGGAGAAGATTCTACACCAGAATTAGTTGAACTTAAAAAAGATGAATGGGAAGAAGTTGGTGTTACACCAGTTTATGATGAAGATCTTAATGCTAAATCAGTTATTACTGATAAAGTAAAAAATGTTCGTGAAATTCTTGAAAAAGAAATTCGTGAAGGAAATATCAAGAATAATGAAGATGCAGTTAAAAGAATGAATCAGTTAACAAGTGGATTAGTAAAAATTCCATCTGCTGTTAATGTTTCACCTCCAACTGTTTCGCCAAATATTCCTACTCAAACACTAGCTCCAACAGTTCGAAAAAGCGCATTAGATTTAGCAAGAAGTAAAGCAGGATTAAAAAAATAAATGATAAATATATTGTTCTGATATAAATACATTTATGATTATATCAGAAGATGATTATCTACTATTTGCAGACGCTATTAACGATCCAAATGCGACACCAGAAGATGTTGCTGCATTTGGACAAAAAATGAAAGATTACGAGACTCAACAAAAGTCTTTTAATCTTTCATTAACTCCTAAACTTGATAAACTTATCATGCAGGAAGATGAACGTACAACTATGAAAATCAATGATTTATATAGTGGTGTCGATAATGTTCCAATTCCAGACAATCTTAAAAGTGTTTTTAGTGACTCTGAAAGTCGTGCTCGTTATGCTAATGAATCATATTTGAAATACAAATATAGTAAAGAATTTGATTCATCTGAGTATGATCTTTATAAAGCAGATTACTCTAATAAAAACCTTAATTCTCTTCAACCAACTAGTGAAACAGAATTTTATAATTCTATTAAAAGCGGAGTTGATGCAGAAAACTCTTCTAAAAAGCGTCTTCAAACTAACTTTAAAAAAGCAGTAGAAAGCTTTGTAAGTGGTGAGCAACCATCTATTGCAACTTCACGTCTTTCAAAAGAAATGCCAAATGATTTTGATTCTAATATTTTTATTAATAGTTATAATTCACTTTCAAACACAATTAAACCTTATACAAATCAAATTTACAATTTTGTAGATGCTTATGAACGTAAATTAAAAGGTGAAACTAAACCAGAAGACGAAACAGTAATCTCTGATTTTACAAATAAATTAAACGAAATGCCTGATGAACATCGTCAGCTTTCTCTTATTTTCCTTCGTAATCAAGCAAAAGAAAGAGGATTAGATTCTATCCAAACAAGAGGAGTATTTTCAGGAATGGCAGATGACTTTACAAAATCATTTAATAGAATTTATAAAGAAGGTTTTGAAGGAAGAAGTGCCGCAGAATTAGAAGGAGTTTATTCTACAGTTGATACAAAAGGAACCGTTAGTACAGCAATTCCAGCTATTGATTCAATAGAAGCTGCTAAAAAATATGTTAGCGAACAAGCTTTTCAAAAATTTAAAACAAGAATAAGCGAAACTACTGGTGCTGATGGAATTGGTGCTCCGCTAGTTTATACACCTATTGAAGGTGCAACTGAACGTGAATTAACACCTGATGAAAGTGTTTATATTCGTCAAGCATTAAAAGAAGAACGTAAGTCTATTAATATTGATCGTGAGATTCGTAACATTGGTTCTGTGCTTGATCCTGTTGCAGATAATTGGAGTGGACTCATGGCAGGCACACTTGGTAGTAGTGCTGCTATTCTTCTTCCTTTAGCTATTTCTGGCCCAGGAGGTGGTGCTCTTGCTACAGAAATGTATCGTGGCATGGAGTATAACAATTTAATGAGCAAATATCCAGATATGGACCCTAATTCTGCTGATAGTATTGCTCTTGTTTCAGGAGCACTTCAAGGTGCATTAGATTTTGCAGAAGTTGGATTGTTAAAAAATCTTGGTGGTAAACTTGCTAAAAAGTTTGCACCGGGAATTGCAGGAGCATCTGTTGAAGGTGTTTATATTGGTGATGCTATTCTTGCTGATTTAGGATTAACATATGCGTTTGAAAACGTTGTAGAAGGTGTACAAGATTTTACAACTCCTGTTGTTCAAGAAGTATTTTCAAGATTTGATAATGCTGTTCCAGAAGTTAAATTTGGTGAAGAATTAAAAGAATGGATTTCTACACGTCCAGATGTTGCTATTGGTATGATTCCATTAACAATCTTTGGTGGTGCAGCAAGTGCAGGTGCTAAACTTTATAGTAACAGTCGTCTTCTTCGTGAAGCATCTGATATTGAAAGATTAACTGATGCAGGAGTTGTTGAAAGTGATCGCTTAACTCTTTCTAAAATGGTTGAAAATCGTGATGTAGAAGGTATTAGAACCTTTTTACCAGAAGCATGGAGTCGTCGTGATTCTAATCTTATTGAAAGTCGTGTAGCAGAAAAATTGAATAGTCGTTCACTTTCTTTAAATGCTGCTGCAAGTCTTAATGCTGCAATTCAAGCTGGTGCAATTCCAAACTTTTCTGTAAATGAAAGGGGTCAATATCTTGTAGAAGGTGTTGATAATCCATTTAATACACGCGAAGAAGTAATGGGTTATATTTCTGGTAGAATTTCTGAAATTAATGATGTAAAATCTCGAATTATTACAGAAAGTGTGCGTGATGTTGAAAAAACCACAACAGATTTAAATATTTCTTCTGATCCAATTCAACTTGACTCTGAAAATGATTCTCTTTCTAAATTAAATGGTTTACCACAGAATAAAGTTAATGAACTTAATAACGCATTTGGTGATAAAGTACAGCAAGATCGTGTTTTTAAACAAGTAGTAAATGATATTTTCACTGGTAAACAAACTGCTGAAACTGCACTTAAAGAATATATAAATGGTGTTTATAACAATCTTCCAACAACTACAAAAGATTCATTAGGAGTTGACGAAACTTCTGGTAAACAAGCTCTTTTTGATCTTGTTACAATGAGAAAAGATAAAGTAGAAGTAGTTAATCGTCCTAGCTTAAAA